TGGGTTCGATTCCTACACGGTCTGTTATACGCTAGGAAGGAGGTAAGGTATGGCATACGATTATTCTGGTATTCCTAAGAAATATCAAGATGATGCATTTAAATATGCCAAGAGTGTCGTTGATGGAAAACGTATTGCTTGTGATAAAGTCATAAAAGCTTGTCTAAGGCATTTGAATGATTTGAAGCAAATACCGTCAAAAGATTTCAACTTTGAATACATTCCAGAAAAAGCGCTTGATCCAATTCGTTTTATTGAGATATTGCCAGATGTAAAAACTGGTGTTCCTTACCCGCTAGCAAGTTTTCAAAAATTCATCCTATCTTCTTTGTATGGTTGGAGGAAGAAGGCTGACAATACTGTAAGACGGTTCAAGAAGGCTCTTATATCAGTAGCACGTAAGAACGGCAAGACCATTCTAGTAGCTGGTGTGTTGTTGTATGAGTTTTTGTTTGGGCGCAACCCAGCGATGTCAAGGCAATTGTTTTGTACTGCAAACGACAAAACACAAGCAAAGATAGCATTTGAGATGGCCCGTAAGCAGTTAGACGCTTTGAGGGCGCAAGATGAAGATGTCAGAAAGGCTACTAAGCGAGTACGTGAGGAATTGAGAAATCTGGTTGATGAATCCTATATACGACCACTTTCGCGAGATACTGGGGCTGTCGATGGATTTGAGCCTTATGTCGGGGTATTGGATGAGTTTGCAGCATCGAAAACGAATGAAATGCTTGAATTATTGGCCTCTGGTCAAGGTCAGTTAGATAACCCTTTGATTCTAATTATTTCAACCGCTGGACTTGACTTGAATGTACCAATGCACACCATCGAGTATGTTTATATCGAGAAACTGCTCAATGGCGAATTGGAGAATGACGATTATTTTGCCTTTATTGCCGAACAAGATGATGAAGAAGAAATTGCAGACGAAAAGAACTGGATCAAGTCAAACCCTATCTTAGAAGTTGAAGCTTTGTATGAGAAAATGATGGACTATCTGCGAAAACGTAGAAAGGTGTCATTAGAGACTGGAACAGTTAACGAGGTTTTAGTTAAGAATTTTAATATGTGGCGACAGTCAACAGAAACCTCTTACATGGATAAACAAAGTTGGTCACAAGCAAAATTAGATGAAAAGCCAGACACACGCAAGCGTAGAGTTTGGATAGGTGTCGATGTTGGTAAGGTTAGCGACTTGTTTGCCATCTCCCCTATGGTTCAAATGGATGATTATTGGTATGTGGATAGCTTCTCGTTTATCGCTACTAAGTATGGTTTGGTCGCAAAAGAAAAACGTGATGGTGTGTCCTATACGAATTTAGAACGTATGGGAGAATGTGAAATAACTACTCTTGAGAGTGGTGTCATTGACGATGAGCGTGTCCTTGAAAAAATCGAGGAGATGGTCTATACGAATGAATGGGATTTACAAGCTATCTGCTTTGACCCGTATCAATTTAGCTCGTTAATCGCCATGATTGAAAAGAGACATCCAGAATGGCCTCTAATCGAGGTTAGACAAAACACAATGGTCTTGAATATGCCTACAAGGCAGTTTAGAGATGATGTTTTGAAAGGTTTAATAAAACACTCTGGAAATCAATTGCTTACGATGGCTATCAATAATGCAAGGGTTAAGGTTGATAATAATGGTATGCGTATTGATAAGGATAAGCAGAGTAATAAGATTGACCCACTAGATGCCTTGTTAGATGCCTTTGCGGTCTGTTACCTAGAGCCGTTTGATGGTTCGGGGTATTGGACGAATGAAAAAATACTTGAAGGAGGTAGCCTATTTTAGATGAAGTTTTTAAAACATAACGTCCATAGCATTTTATTTCTTATTGGACTGGCTCATATATCGTATGGGCTTTTTTTATATGACTTAAAACTTGGTTTTATTGGAACGGGCTTACTGATCGCCTTTCTAGGTTGGTACATTGACAGAACGAACTAGAAAGGAGGTGAGACAATAAAATGAGTTTATTTCAACCTTTAGGAGAAACTAAGCCCTCCTACGATGACTATATATCATCCGTGATTGGTGGGAATTATTCGCCAAACTACACTGGCATTTCTGCTTTGAAGAACAGTGATATCTTAACGGCTATTTCTATCATCGCTGGAGATGTGGCACGCTTCCCTCTGCTGAAGAAAGATTTAACTGGGAATATTGAACCGGATGAAGAAATTAACTATCTGCTTAACGTTAAATCTACCAGTAACACTTCTGCTAGGACATGGAAGTTTGCTATGACAGTCAATGCAATTCTGACAGGTAACTCTTTCTCACGTATTCTACGTGATCCAAAGAGTGGCAAGCCTTTGGAATTTCAATTCTATAGGCCCTCTGAAACGACCGTAGAAGAGACAGATGACCACAAGCTAATATATACCTTCCGTGACCGTTTGACGGGCGTAACGGTCAAATGTGGGGCTTCTGAAGTCATTCACTGGAAGTTTTTCAGCCATGATACTATTTTGGGCCGTTCGCCATTGCTATCACTTGCGAATGAAATCAGTTTGCAAGATGGCGGGCTGAATACTTTGATTAAATTCTTCCGTGATGGATTCTCTAGCGGAATTATTAAGTTAAAAGGCGCTCAGTTGAACGGTGAAGCACGTAAGAAAGCCCGTATGGACTTTGAAAAGATGCGTGAGGGTTCGACTGGTGGCAGTCCTTTGGTATTTGATGATACACAAGAGTACACACCACTCGAAATTGATACCAACGTCTTACAACTAATCACTTCTAACAACTTTTCAACTGCTCAAATTGCCAAGGCTCTACGAGTGCCAAGCTACAAGCTAGGCGTGAATAGTCCTAACCAATCAGTAGCGCAGTTGATGGAAGACTACGTTACAAATGACTTGCCATTTTATTTTGATGCAATCACTAGTGAGCTGGGTCTAAAAGTATTAAGCGATGCAGAACGTAGAAAATACCGAATTGAGTTTGATACACGTTCAATCACTGGACGGAATGTAGAAGAGGTAATCAAGTTGGTAAATAACCAAATTCTCACACCTAACCAAGCATTGGTTGAGCTAGGGAAAGAGAAATCTAGCGACCCTAATATGGATCGCTACCAATCTAGTTTGAACTACGTCTTTTTAGATAAGAAAGACGAGTATCAATCAATGAAAGGAGGTGAGAAAGTAGATGCCGAAGAGAATCAAACTTAGAGGGCCATTGATTCCAAACGATAGTCAACAAGTCTATGATTATTATGGATTGGAAGCGACAAGTGCTAAAACAATCAAAGATAGTCTACCAGAAGATGGTAGCGATGTAGTTCTTGAAGTAAATTCCAATGGCGGGTTAGTCACGGTTGGTAGTGACATTTATACTACCTTAAAGCAATACGATGGACACGTTACAGTTGAAGTAACTGGAATGGCTGCAAGTGCTGCCAGTGTAGCAATCATGGGCGCTGACACAGTGCGAATTAGTCCAACTGCCCAAATTATGATCCATAAAGCTTTGTTAGGTTACGTGAGTGGTAACAGTGATGATTTAGACAAAGCGTCAAATGCTCTAAAATCTAGCGACCAAGCAATCATTAATGCTTATGTTTCTAAAACTGGTTTAAGTGAAGATGAAATCTATCAAATGATGAAGAATGAAGCTTATATGCCAGCACAAGTAGCAGTTGAGCGAGGCTTTGCGGACGAAATCATGGACTTCGGGCAAGGCGAAGCCGTGGCAAGTATTGGCAATGGTATGTTGCCACAAGCTGTAATTGATGACTTCTTCTCTATTCGCAATTCACGTTTTAAAGAAATCCAAAACATGAAAATGCAATTAGAAAAAGAAGAATTATTGAAAGGCCTTTAGGTCTTTTTATTTTTGAAGAAAGAGAGGAATCTTTTTAAATGTTTGATGAAAAAATCAAAGAAATCGAAGCGAAAATCTTAGAAACTAAGAACGCTATCGATAGCAAAGTTGTTGAATTGAAAGCAACTCTTGAAAATGACGACCTTGAAAAAGGTAAGGCGATCCGTGCAGAAATTGACGCAGAAAAAGAAAACTTAGTAAACCTTGAGGGGGATTTGAATTTGTATAAAGAAGCAAAAAACGAAGTTGCAGAACCAGTTGCTACTCATGTAGTAGAGGCAGAAGCTAAAACATACCGTGACTCGGTGAACGAGTACATCCGTACTAAAGGCGCAGTAGCTGATAGCCAGTTGAAGATGGAAGGTAAAGACCTATTCATTCCAATGAATGAAGCAGTAAATCCAACAACCGATGGATTGAAGAAAGATGAAACTGGAAAAGTTACTAGTAAAGAACTTGTAACAACTCCAATGCGTGAAGTTAAGACTGTTGTTGATCTTAAACAATTTACAACAGTACACAAGGCATCTAAGGGTGAAGGTTCTTACCCAATCTTGAAAAAAGCTACTTCTAAGATGGCTAGCGTTGAAGAACTTGAGAAAAACCCTAAACTTGCTAAACCAGAATTTACAAGTGTGGATTGGAAAGTTAAGACTTACCGTGGAGCAATTCCATTGTCTCAAGAAGCAATCGACGATGCAGATGTTGACCTTCTTGCAATCGTAGCTGAAGCAGCAAACCAAATCAAAGTAAATACTACTAACGATGCAATCGCTACTGTATTGAAAGACTTTGAAGCTAAAAACGCTGCAAACCTTGACGAAATCAAGCACATCTTGAATAAAGACCTTGACCCAGCTTACAACGTATCATTCGTAGTTTCTCAAAGCTTCTACCAAAAACTTGACACTTTGAAAGACAAGAATGATCGTTATCTTCTTCAAGATTCAATTACATCTGCATCTGGTAAAGCGTTCCTTGGACATCCAGTATTCGTTGTTTCTGACGCAACACTTGGCGCTGACGGTGAAGCTAAAGCGTTTATCGGTGATATCCAACGTGCTGTACTCTTTGCAGATCGTCAAGAATTGGGTCTCCGTTGGACTGATAACGAAATCTACGGCCAATACTTGCAAGCAGTTGTGCGCTTCGACGTTAAGAAAGCAGATGCGAAAGCTGGTTACTTCGTAACTATGCCCTAATACTCCCCCGATTAGTGGGGGTGTCTCACGGTCAGCGGTAACTCTAGCAGTACCAACCGCAAGTAACACCAAGACAGAAATTCAAGCGTATTTAGATAGCAAGGGCATTTCTTACAGTGCATCTCAAACGAAAGAGCAATTACTAGCCTTGATTGGAGGTTAGAAATATGAGTGTTTCAACCGAATTATTAGAGAGTGTGAAACTCTATTGCAAGATTGACTACGATTTTGAAGATGATTTGCTAGAAGAAATGATTGAAGGTGTACAAGAACAGATATGTTTTGCTATTGACAATGATGTCACGCCTTCAGACCTTGAGCAATACGCTAAGTTTAAGCTTGCGGTCAAAAAGCAAGTAAAAGAAGAATATGAGCATCGTGGGCTTTCAGCGGACACAGTGAGGTATCCGCTGGCGAACGGTGTTCTAAATATTATCCATCAACTACGCACACGGAGGGAACACGATGATAACAAGAAAGATGAATCACAGAGTAACATTCTTCCGTGAAATTGGAGGTCAGAATGAAGACGGAGAGGTTATCTCTCCTATTCGTGAAGACCTCTACACTTGCTGGTGCGAAATCGCCAAAACATCGTTGAAAGATTTTCAAGAGGGGGCGAATAGAACCGCTAGTGATAAAGCTAAAGGTGTTTTATCCTCTGCTGAATTAAAAACCTTGTATGTGCGACATCATCCAAGACGGCCCTTTGATTCCTCGGATCACGTTGAATTGAGCGGTGTCGAATATGACATCGTATCAGTTGATAGTGATGAGTCCTCATTTGATATGGATAAGGTCAGCATTAAGAGAAGAACATGACAAAAGGTTTGGATGGAATTTTAGCTAAGCTAACTGAATTGCAAGTGAAAGCTCCAAAGGCTGCACGTTCGGCAGTCGGAGAGGTTGCAGATCAGTTTGAGCAAGCATTGAAAAGCAATACACCAGTCTATTATGTCATGGACGGTATGCACGCAAGAGATGACACACGAGTCACCAATTTTAAAGGTGGCGACCACGGCTTAATCTCAAAAGATATTGGCTATGGTCGTGCTACTGGTTGGCGTATTCACTTTCCGGACGATGGAACGAAATACCAAGCCAGTCAAGGCTTTGAGGAAAAGACAATCAACGAAATGACACCAAAAGCAAAAGAGATATACGCATCAAAAGTAAAGGAGGGGTTAGGTTTATGACGATTGAAACAACAGCTTATAAGCTATTGAGTGCTAACACAGAACTAAATAACTTAATGGATAAGCTAAGAGGTAAGAAGTTTGGCCTTGGATTTAAACAAGGTATTTTCACTTTTGAAATCCCAGAAAGACCTACAAACCTTGTTAGCAAGGAACTAGCCCCCTTCATGCGTATCTATCCAACGTATGAGAATGCGGTTGAATATGCAGATGATAAGAGCATATCTACTGAAGAACGCATTACCATCAACTTTTGGTGCGAAAGTGTAAAACAGTCTGAACAGATTGCTGAATTGA